GCTTCACGTGCCAACCGTTCAGCTTCTGCTTCATCGGCTGCAACTTGTGCTTCCTTAGCTGGCAAATCTGCCATAACTTTATCGAGTAATTCGCCAGTCCAACGCTTACGGAATTCTAAGATAGGTTCACCAGTACTCATAACATATTCGTACCGATTGCCTTTCTTTTCCAACAAGCCTTTTGCATCCATCAAGTCAAACATACCTGAATATGGATCCATGCCTGTTTCATATGGAATTTCAACTTGCACACTTTCAAACGGTTTGTTGTAGCGTGTTTTCATAACCTTACACGCTGCTCTAATACCATGTACTTGAGATGTTTTGTTGCCGTCTGCATCTACTTTAAGTTTAAGTTTTTTCATAGCAACAACCATTGAACTTGCATACACAAAGCCCGAACCACCTGAGATCTTATCATCTGGATCAAACATATCTTGCGATGCATATGTGTGGTTAGTAACGCACATACCTACATTATAACTACCAAACATATTAACGCAGTTAGTTACAAGTGCTTTTAGTGCCTTTGCTTTACGTCCAAAGTCGCCTTTCATATCACCTTTTTGGAACTGGTCCATTTCAGTTGGTGACATAAGCATACCCAACGAGTCAACTACAAACAGCACTTTAGGACGATCTTCTTCGTTCATTGCTTTGTAGTCTTCCATAAACGTACTAACAGTCTTAGCAACATCATCAATCATTGCCATGTTAAGTTTAAGAAGTTTGCTCTCGTCTGTGTCTACTTTCAGTGCTTGTAGCCATGTTTCGTCAAGTGCGTTTTCACTGTCAATAAGGACAACAAAAATACCTTGATCTTGTGCGTACTTTACAATATTACCTGATACAATATAAGATTTGCCTGCACCTGATTCTCCTGCAAATACACTTACTTTGCCTAGCGGAATACCTTTAGTAAAGTCGCCACTTAGTAAGTAGTTTAGTGCAAAGTTGCCTGTACTGATCCAATCAGTTGGATCGTTAAAGCCTGCACTCATACCCGTAATAGATTTTGTCAACGAATTACGGAATTTCGTTGGATCAAATGTTTTACTGACCATTGTTTCTCCTGTTCTAAAAAGCGTAATGGGGGATTGCTCCCCCACTGTAGTTTATTAACCTTGGCGTGAACGAATCATTGCAAGGATATCTTGTGCTCCACCTTCAGCTGCTGGTGCTGCTGCTGGTGCTGCTTCTGCTGCAACTTCTTCATTAGACTTAAACGGAATATCATCATTACGTGTGTCTACTGCTGGAGCAGGAGTTGGAGCACTTTGACTAACGGCTGTTGCTTGTGGTGATGCCGGCTTTGATGGATCACCTGTACGTGCTTGCATGCCTGCTGGGCGGAAATATTGACTCCAACGATCTGGATCGTAGGCTTCGCCATCTACACTTGCTTCAAACATTTCTGCAAGAACTTTAACAGCCACTTCATCTGGCTTTTTAGGAAGGAAGTCATTGAGATTAAACAGTCCATGTGTATTAACTGCATTCATCTCAGTGTCACTTAGTGGACGCTCTCTACGTGCCCAATTACTTGCGCCGTAATCTGCATATCCACCTTTGGAACCTTTTGCAAGACGGAAGTCTACACCAGCAGTATAATCTGTTGGTAATTCTTCCATGTCTGGATCCATAAGAGCTGCCTTAATCAACTGAAAGATTTGTGGACCAATAATAAAACGTCTAACAGGATTTTCTGGTGTAGAGTCCTCTGATAGTGGATTATCAGTTACAAATCCTTGGAAGATATATGAACGTTTCTTCCAATACTTACGACCCATATCTTCTAATGATGGATCTTTAAACCAACCACGTACTTCCTGTAGAATGCCACAGGATTCGCCGTACATTTCCATACATGGAACTTGTACTTGTACTGGGCGTGAACTTGTGTCGCCTTTAATACCGCTAAATGGAAGTTTAATCATCAAACGTTCTTTCCAGAAGAAAGTGTTTGAATCGTCCCCATCAGGCAAGAAGCGAAGAGTAGTTTGTTCGCCTTCTTTCATATTCCAAAATGGGTAAATTGCGTTGTCGCCACCGCCTGTGCGTTGACCGCCTGCGCCGGCTTCTTGTTCTTTAAGTTTTGCTCTAATTTCTGCTAATGATGCCATAGTTATGCCTCCTATAATGTTGCCTATGTCTTGTGTTGTTGTATGCCTTAATGTGCAGTACTATTACATACTACACAATATACTAGTGTTTGTCAAGTCTTTTTTTAAAGAAAAAACATAAAAACTTATAACAGGATTATATTCCTGCTAATCTCTTAATATCGCTTGTTTGGTGTTTAGCTATTTCTGTTTCTGGATATCTGCTATGTTCTGCATCTTGTGCGTTACGCTCTGCAACCATAGCTTCTACTTTTTCAATAAATTGAGCAGCTGGCTCTACATATTGAGGGCCATAATCTTTTTCTACCATAGTAAGTACTGCTGTTTCGCCTTTAGGAAATGTTCCGTTTTCTCTATCAAAATAAGATAGAATGAACTCTCCAATTGGTGTCTTTTGCTCTTCTTCTGGTTCTGGTGTGCCTGCTTTTGCTAACTGACCTTTTTGATTAATTTTTACATCCATTGTATCGTCTGCTTCAGCATGACAATCTTCCTCGCAATCACAGCTTTCTTTTGGGTTACCTACTTCACAACCACAATGCTTACAAGTATCTTTACTTTCAGCAAACTGTCCCATTAGTTTATCAATTGCTTTTTCAATAAGAGAATCAACACTGTTTATTGTTGTTTCATTTGCTGCTTTGTTCTTTTCGTGACAGTCACAATGATCGCAATCAGGTCCACATTTGCATTCTGTTACAGGTTTACCGCAACATGCATCTGGGCACATTTCAACTGCTTCTGCGACTAAATCTTCTGGACCTAATTCTGTTGGTTTTACAGCTTCGCCTACTAGGTTATAAATGTACGGAAATACATCTTTAAGTTCTTCATTAAATTGTTTAATAGTTAATTGATCTACCCAACTGTCAGCAATGTCAGTCGGAACGTCTTCAATCATTGGTACTACAAAGTTTTCAGCAGCTTCTTTGTAGTATGTAGGTTTTTGTAAATTTGCAATTGTTTGTTTTACTTCTTTAATACGACCTTTAACAACATCGCTATAGCCTTCTAGGGTTTCTGCCATTACAGTACTACGGCCAACGTATTGATTAAATTTACGTAGTTTTGACATCTCTTCCGATAAGCCTGATATGTATTTTCCAAAATCGTCATATGCATGTCCGCCTTCGCTAACATGTAACGCCATAGCCCTTGCACCACTCAAGTGTTTAAATGGATATTTAAATTTTTCACCACTTGGCGATTCAATAAAAATACTTCCAATTTTTGTTCTTCTGCTTGATGCACTTTCTACATTGATTGGTGCTGAATGCTTAATTGCGATTCTTGCACTTCCAACTTTTTGATAGCTAATTCTATTACTACCATACATTGCTGATTCTGCCATATTATCTCCGCTACGATTTGCTGCTAAAAATTCGTAATCTCTCTTATCTAAGTTTGTTTTGTTGATATCTCTCACATCAAACTTTAACATGCGTTTTTTTGCAAACACTCTAAGTTCTTTTAAAAAGTTATACCAGTCGTCTTGTATTGATTCTACTTGTCCGTTTACAAAATCTTTTGCAACAATTACAGTAACGCCATTTTCTTCATCAAGGGATACACTTACTTTTCCTAATTCCATGCCTTTTGTTTTATAGGCAAATTCAAAAAAGCGAGCTTCTTCAGGCACATTTGTTACAGTACCGCTTTCGTTACCAATTTCTACGTCGGTAAAACGTCCACGTATCTTATTAAACATATCTGATGCAAAATTATTAAACTTATTCATACTTATATTTATCAATAACTGCCACTAACAAAGATAGGCATGGGCATTTCGTAATCTTCGTCTGCGCCCGATTCCATCTGTGTAAATGAATTATAGATATTGATATCCCAATCTTTCATTACTGTAATCATTCTAAGTACAAGTAACATTGAACTAACTAAGTCATCAGTGCCGCCTGGCTTTGCTTGATAACTACTACCTGTTGCAACAAATGCTTTTAGTTCACTTATAAAAGGCTTACTATGAATAATTAATTTTTTATTTTCAACCATTGTCTTTAATCTACTACATGCAGTTACTTTTGCACTATGTGTAGTATTAAAACCTTTTCTAAATTTACGTACATGGCCTTTACGCATTGGCTCACTGATAAACATACCGGGTATATTTTCTTCGCCATGGTCATTAATTACAATTAGACATGCCTCTCCGATGCCATTGTTTTCAACACTCCAATATATACCGCTATCATCGCCACGTTCTTTTGCTATGTAATCGCATATATCTTTCAGTACTCGTATTTGTCCTGGAATACTAGTTGTGTTATGCTGCCATTCTGCAACTTGTATATACGTAGGAAGTTCAACTACCTGTATTGCACTAAAGTCGCCGCCAGTTCCCATGCTAGGATCAAGTGCAATTGCATAATTCTTATCAGGCGAAATTTTTGTATAAAAGCGAGTTTGTCCCATTTGTAAGGTAGGTGCAACACCTTCCATTTCAGTTAGGTGTAATGAATTAATTAGAGTTTCGTCAAAGACTAAGAATTCGCATCCGTACTCACGTCTAAAACGTTCTTCACCAATACGACCAACTTCTTCGACTTTCCATGCTTCGTCTCTATCAGGATGTTCACTCCAATGTGCGATAAAACTATGAAATCCGTTTGAACCAACATCTGATTCATTTCCGTATTCGTCAAACTTTTCTTCTGCTTGTTTCCAAATCATAGCAAACGTATCTTCGTCACTATTTGGAGTACTAGTAATAATAGCTCTACCACCAGTTGCTAGTGTAGGAGATATTGAAGTCCAAAATTCTTCAGCAATGTTTGGAGGCACAAATGCAAACTCGTCACAGTATAACAATGAAATACTCAAACCACGTCCTGTGTTACCAGTTGTTGTTTGACTAATAATACGTGAACCATTTTCAAACTCAATACTACCTTTGTTGTAACTTGTAACACCTGCTCTAATATGATTAGGACAAAGTTCATATACGTAACGTATACGTTGCATAATTTCTTGGGCGCCTGTGTATTTGTGTGCTGCAATAAGAATAGTTTGATCTGGATTAAACATTGCATACCATGCTAGGTATATACTAGCACATGTAGTTTTGCCTGTTTGTCTAGGCATCATGTTAATATTAAAACGGTAACTGTGATAACTGTGCAGTAAGCCTAACTGATATTCAAACGGATCAAACAAAAGTTTGCCTTTTACAGGATGCTGAATATGTGCAAATTGTTTTGCAAAATGTAAGTATCCCGTATCAGGATCCATGCATGCCAGCAAGTCTTCGACTTGCTCGTTTGTATATGTTTCTTGTTTATTGGCTTTTTTAATTAAAACGCCATCTAGTGAAGTTGCCATATTAATATTTATCCACGAAAATAGCACCCGAAGGTGCTATTTGGGTCCGTCCGCTCAGTCGGTAGAACGTTCTTATTTCTTTTTAAACTGTGGAGGTACTACGCCTTTTTTAGGCTTACTTCCACCTTTGCTTTTCTTGTCACCAGTTTTTTGATTTAAGAAAGCAGGCTTATCGTCGTCTGTGCCTTTTTTACCATCTGGTCCTGCGCCCATTGGCATCTTCTTTTCAGCAAGTGCTTTATGCAAACGATCCTTGATACTTTCAACATTCATTGGGTTATCACCGCCTGCTGTTGCTGGATATGATCTCTTACTTTTGTGTAAATCGTCGCCACTTGGAAGTACTGCATCCATGCCCATGTATTCTTCTTCTGGCTCATTTGCATAGTCTTCATTCATAGAATTCCAATGTTCTTCGCACTCTGCTCTGTCCATACCCATTGCCATGTACTTTTCACAAAAGTCTTCTTTGTCCATGTTTTCAGCATCGTTCATCATTTGGTCTTTCATAGCACCTTCGTCAACATCTGCTTCGCTTTGTCCGCCTTGTTGTACTGACTGTAATGCTTGAAGTAGTTGTGCCATTTGGCCTGCATCGTTCATTTGAATATTAATCGATCCGCCTTGTTCCGATTGTCCCATTTCAGGTGGACATTCTGCAACTGGTTTGTCAGCTGCATCCATTGCTCTTAATATATCTGCCATGCTACTCATTGTTTAACTCCCTATTGCGCTTTTGTTATTAGTAGGCTCTTCTAGAGGCTGTTCCATTTTGTAGCCACTATCTGCATCGTCTCTTTCTTTACGTGCTGTTTCTAATTCTTTTAGTAAATTCATTACACGGCTTTCTCCAGCATCCTCTTGTGCTGATTCTCCGCCCATATCTTCTTGTGTAAGTTTTGCTTCATAAGGACCTTCGTCCTTTTCTTCTTGGTATAGCTCTTGTTGCTCTAACGGACTTCTAACAATAATATGACTTGCATCAATATTACAACACTGTCCGATATACTCTTGTAGTGTATCACCTGTTGTTGGATACTGTAGTTCTACTTCGTAATAATGAACATCAATATTTTCTAATTGTGGAAAATCCAACGGACGTTTTTGAATTGGTGTTTTTTTACCTGCTGACATGCTTTTTACAGCATACTTTTGTAAGCAAGATTTTACACTTTCTTCACAACCGTCTGGAAGATCGCCTGCAATACCAATCTTGAATGGATATACTTTGTGTGTTTCTAGTAAAATATTTTTAAATGTGTTCATCGTTGTTTTCCTGGCTATATGTTATTTATCGTCTTTCATGCCTTTTAACTTCTCTAAAAGGCTATTACGATCAGTAACAACATATCCGTCTCCTTCTGACATTCCTGCCGGAGATGAAAATGTATCAGCATCTGCTTTTTGCTTCTTTAACTGCAATTCAATCATCTTTAATTTTTTGTCCATCTTTGCAACTTTTGCATCAAGGTTAGTTTTTAACATTGTACCTGCAACTTCAAAAACTCTGCCGCTGTAACGACTTTCGACATTCATACCTAAATCCATTAAATCGTCGTATGCTTGCATTGCTTTGTCTGCTACTTCATTTAGTTCTGCATCTGCTGCATCGCCTAGTCCTTTTACACTTGGCAATGCTGCTGCAATTTTATCTAAGTCTTCGATGTCTCTAAACGATGCTTCTTGTGCTGCAACAGCCTCGGACTTTTTATCTTCGGCTTCTTGAATGAATTCTTTTGCTTCTGGCAAGTTTAGTAAATCTTCTAATTTTTTAGTCATGTTATTATCCGTAATATGCTAGTATTATTTATGTAATAATGTTAACCTCTACGACCTGTATGGAAAATATCATTTTCTGTTACAATTCTAAATGTAATACCTTGTTGTTTACAGTACGCATATGCTGCTGCCCATTTAGCTTGATTTAATATAACATGCGCTTGATCACGCTTATTACGTTTTGCTTCTTTCATGCTTGTTTGACTAAAAGGCTTAACTTCGATTAGTTCTACATGCTTTTTACCTTTTGCATCAGTATACACCATAAAAAAATCTGGCACATATATTGTTTGTTTTCCTGTAAATGGATTTCTGTAGGGTATTTTTACAGCTTCGCTTGCCCATTTTTCTACACTAGGATGCTCATCGCAAAATCGCATAAAAGCAAATTCCCAACTACTACGATATGTAGGTTGTCTATTTGCCATATATTTTTCTGGATTTTTTAGCGTATATTTGCCTTGTGCATACTTGGCCATTATACCATGATATTTCTACTTACTAAGTTATCAGTATTTGCTGTATCGTTTGACTTAAAGCCTAACTTGCTTATATTACTTCTATTAGCATTTAAGATAGCAACTATTAAACTTGTTAACTTAACTTTGTCAAATCCCTTTAATTGATCAAGTAGTTCCATTACACTTGCATTATCAACTTTTGCTTGTGTTAATAATACACTAGCTACACTAGTTGCAGAAAGCGTATCAAAGCCTCTGTTTTCAAAAAAGCCAACAACTGCATCAACTTGATTGCTTGGAAAACTTAAACTTTCCTTTTTTGTATTGAGAAATTTTTCTTTTGATAGTGTTATCGAATCTTGTAGATTTGCATTTGTGTTTGAAAAGTCACTCATTTAAAATTCCTTTGATTGTGCGTTAGTTACATTGTTATTTCCGTTTGATGGGAATTGATTATTGCCAATTGCATCAACTACAATATTTTCACCTGCTCCAATTAATTCAGTAGCTAAATTACTAAACGATAAATTCTGTGCATTTTTAAAAGTATTTGCGCCAGTAATTAATGCACCTAGTACGTTACCTGATTGCAAGTTTTGTATAGTAGCAGTTGTACCTGCTAATACGCCGCCTGTTCCAAAGAAACTACTAGCGCCTCCGCCTGCTATACTGTTAGGACTTGGAGCAGTATCGTAACGCCCTTCGCCAAATGTGTTAGGTGTAACGCCAACTTTTGTAAAGTTACGATCCATTATAACTGATTCATAACTAAAACGCATTCTATTCTCGCTAAAGCTAGTTGCAGCTCTCTCTACACTGTTATGATCCCAGTTATCAATCAAAGGATTAATATATGTAAAACTTGTGTTTGTTGGTTTACCGTCTTGTGGATGCAATTGAAATACTTGTATACTTTCGAAGAAATTTGCAGTTTTGCCTGGTCTGTCTAATCCAAATCTATTGCTGAATACTTCTCCTGAGCCGTATCCTGTATTTTTATTACCTTCACGTTTGTAAGCAGGATCAGTAATATTTGGTGATGTACCATTGCTTGATACATGCGATGCATCGCTGTAATAATAATTAAAATAACTTTGCCATAAAAAATTACTAATACCTGCGTTATCATCGATCCATGTCATATTTGCAGGCTGATAATCTACACTAGTTTGTGTAACTTTTTTTCTGTTGTATTGATTTACAGTAGCAGTATTAACATTGTAAGACGGTAAGTCAACTGCTGAACATAATAAATTTATTTCACGTTTTATAAGATTGTTAAATGCACCAAAATTTACCAAATCAATACTTGGATTAATATTAAGTACAACATGATAGAGATGGTCAAATTTTGGAGCAAGTCTAAAATTTCCATCTACAAAAGTCTTTGATGCATGTGAGTAGTCGCCGAGGTTGCCTTTCGGACTAAGTGCGCCGCTAAACAAATTATCAAAGAAACCATTAAAAGGATTAGCCATATTGTATTTATCCTATTCATAAACTGCGCATAAAATAAAAGGGAGTATAAAATATACTCCCTCTATTCTAATAGCAATCTGTATTTTAAATATTAACCACCACCAGTTACGTTTGTACCTAGTGTTCTGCCAACTGCTGTTCCTACACCAGTATTTTCTGGAGTTTGTATAGCATTGTCGTATTGCATATTTAGTGTAATATTTACCGGCTCATTGTTTGCATATGCAAGTGAGTTGTAGTTTGCTTCTGTTATAAAGCAACCGTAACATTCCCAAGTTTCTAAAACATTTACACCTGTTGCGCCGTTGCCGCCGTCTAAGATTTCAATACGTGTTACAAACTTGTAGTCTTGTCCGGAGTTAGCACTTGCTTGCTCCATGAAGTCGAATTGCTTCTGTAATTGTTCACCAACTAATTTTTGTACGTTATTGTTAACGTCTTCACGTAAATTAAGTGTTAGTGGTGCCCATGTATGCTTACCTGCTAGGTAAACTTTACTGTTATAAATTGGTATTTCCATGTTTTCGAAAGAAACTGTTGGACGGGTAATGTCCATAACTTGTTTCGTAAGTTCAGTTGTCGGAGTCGAAACACCGAAGTTTTCTAGTGTTACACGAAAACGATATTGCAGTTTTGGCATTAACAAACCTTGACTGCTTGCGCTGTCGCTTGTTGCTAATGGAACTGTTAATTTTGATAATGATGAGATTGCCATTTGTTACTCCTATTCACAAGTATTTATCATTTGTAGGGGATTATTATTAACCCCCTACTTTATGATATTATAACCCGGAAATTTCTCCTGTATTTTTAAGACGTAGCGGAATGTAAATAAATTCTACTGCTTTTACTGGTTCAATAGCAATATCTACATACAGTTCGTTTCTATCAATTCTTGCTGGTGTGTTGTTAGTTTCATCACACACAACTAAGTAGTCAAAGATTGCTCTAAGTCCAATTAATTCTACCATTAAACTTTCAACCTGTTGTTTGATTTCATCACGTGTGATTTTATCATTTGGTTCAAAGATATATGGTTTTGCAAGTTTCTTAAGTTGACTACGTAAGTATACAGTTAAACGTGCTACGTTGACTCTATCCAATGCGCTTGCATTTGCTGCTCTAGTCTTTTGACCAAATACAACAAGTCCTGCGCCATTAATAAATGTAATTGGGTTTACATTGTTTGAATATAACGTATCACGCTGTCCTTCGTTAAGTGCAATACTCTGGAATTCACCTTCTGCATTAACAAATCCACTTGCTGTTGCGTTAGTTACACTACCACGTCTTGTACCTGCTGGTGCAAACCATGGATAAGCAACTTGGTCATTTAATGCAATAGTGCGTAGTGCCATATGCGAACTTGGAACAACAACATTGTTACCTGCGTTGTCACTTGTAAATCCACTTGGATAGTAAACGCCTAAGTATTCGTCTCTACTTACTAGACCGTTATCATTGTCTTCAACTGCTAGGTTAGCATTGCTTGCCCAGTTTTGTAAATCAGTTGTTTTAGACGCTAATCTAAATGGTGAGTCTCCAACAACAAATGCAGTTAAGCCTCTGTCATTGTTTAGAGTATTCATTTCTCCAATTAGTTCTGGATAACCAGGTGCTGCAATTAAGTTAAACACTCTTGATTCGTCATCACGTATATCATCGTTGTTATTAACTGCTGTTTGTAGAGCTTGAATAATAACTTTACGCTGTGCTTTACGTCCAAATGAACCACTACCGTCTACATTATTTGCAGACTCAGTTACCCAACGATTAGCATAGTAACCGCTCATTGAAGCGTCACCTTGTCTTCCATTAAGTGCTGTAGTGTCAATCCAATCACGCTCGTAACGCTTAACATTAAAGCCGCTTCTACGTGTGTTCCATAAAATCATGCCTTTTGGATATAATGCTGGATCTGGAGCATCTGGGTCTAAGTAGTCACTTACTACCATATCAGCAATGTTTCCTGCTGTTGCACTATTTGCACCACTTGTATTGTAACGAGCATCAGCAAACAATATGCCTGCTTCTGTTGTTTGGTCAGTGCTGT